TAAAATTTAATTTAGCGCCATTCATCTGATCTCTTGCCAAAGCATTTGTAGATGTGTAGTCATCAATGTCTACGTCAACCGCTGGTGTTCCAGTAACAAAACCTAAACCTGCCACACCTGTTACAGATGTATTTTCTTTGACAATTTTTGTTTTTTCCATTTTATGTAGTTTGTCGTAATAATCAGGTCTTTCACCAAGATGATCACGGGCAATTTCATTGGCCTGTCTTGTGCTTGTAGTATGTTCTTTTTCTACCTTAACACCGGCAGCAATTTTCTTGGCAACAACAGAAAGTGGAAGATTCCACTTCTTTGCTATCTCTCTTGCTGTTAGTGTTTTTACACCTGACATACCTTTAGACAATTCTTAATCCTTATTTAGGTTAGGTATCAACTTACCATTTTCATTTAAATGTGTAACAATACCATCTTTAGAAGCATATTTACCTGAACCAACATAGACAAGTCCTAATTGTCTTGCTTCTTCAGCTACAGTTTTTTTCTTAGATGTTCTCTGACCAGATTTAATTCTTTCCAATTCAATCTTTTTATCCATCATAGTTTGATCGTGCTGCTTATTGACAATTTCCTGTTTAGAAGGTTCGGCAGGACCTGTCATTTGCTGAATCTCTTGGTCTATTTGTGCCTGTGTTAATTGTTTCTGTGCATCAAAAGCAATTTGATTCTGCATATCTTGTTGCTGCTGTGCTTGTTGGTCAATTGCCGCCTGTTGCTGCTGCTGTGCAACAATAGCATTTTCTTGTTCCATTTGTGCGTTGATTTCTTCAATATCATCATCGCTCTGTTGAAGAATATTCTTACGAACCCACATAACGGAGTAGTATTTACCAACAAAAGGATCAACTTTTGCTAGAACGTCAAGACGAACATTAATAAGTTCTGCTTCTTTTAGTTCATCAAAGTTGTTATCTTTTTTGAAGTCGTACCAGATATCTTCTTTGATTTCTTTCCATTCTTCGTCGGTACAAATGTTTTTGAGTACCAATTGAACACGAAGAACGTCATCAAAAAGTGTAGAAAACTTATTGCGGAGTCTTTGAACAAACTTGGTAAATTTAAGTTCGTCTCTGGTGATTTCAGTTGTTCTGCCTAGAGAAAAACCTTGCTGTGGTTCAAGACGAGAAATAGGAACACCAAGTGCTTTGTATAGTTTTCTTTCAAAATACTTAACGTCTTCTAGTTCACCAAGGTTTCTGGCACCCTCTAGTGTGCTAATTTCTGTTCCCTTAGATCCTTCACGGCGTGGTAGCCAGAAATCTTCTAGCATTGATAGATGCTTACGGTCGTCTTTGATTTCACCAGTATTGGAATCATAAACTAGCTTATTACGATACTTGACCATAATATCACGGACATACTGTTCCGCTTTGACTGTTGGCATGTTACCAACGTCAATATAGAATACACGGCGCTCTGGCGCTCTTGATAGGCGATAGATAACGGTAGCATCTTCGACCATTCTTAGATTGTTGAATGGCTTGATTGCTTTGTGTAGATACGATAGCACCATAGATTGTTTTGGATCCATGATACCCGAATTGATGTTTACGATAGAATCAACTGCGATCTTAGCACCAAGATTGGTACCAGATCCAATCATTCCTCTTTCATTATAAAGATAGTATTCAATCTGTCTTTGAATTAATTCGACACCAGTATTAGGATCACGCATCTTTTTGATTTCACGGATCTTACGAATACGGCGTGGGTCGATATATCTTAGTTCCTGAATACCTAATGCGGGGTTTGTATCATCGATAACTAAGTGATAGAAAAGTCTTCCGTCAATATACCATCTTCTAAAAATTTCGTGGCCCATATTACCAAAGTTGAGTAGTTTTAATACATACTCAAACTCTTGTTCTATTAGTTTCTTAACATTGTTAGGAACTTTAACATCATCTAAATTGATTTCAACGGACTGGCCTGAATCCTCGATAACAATTGCTTCATTAACAATTTCGTCAAGTGCTGATTCCATTTCTGGTTGAATAGCAAGTTCACGATACTTTGTGATTAGTTGGGTTTCGTTTCGGAATGTACCGTCAAGATCGACATATGTTCCATAGTAACCGGCACCAGCAACCGTTACCGCACCATCTTCATTTTGTGGAAGAGAGAAGGTTTTATTTTGCGGTTCTTGTGTGGCGTTTCTGTTTAGTTCTTCATCACGGCCGATTTGAAAACCAAATAATTTCACAATTTATTCCTTTATTTGAAAATGTCCACGGGGAAAGATCCCCGTGGATAGAATAACCATACTATTTAGAAGGTCTGGATTAGACTTGTAGATGTAGAAGAATCTGTTGAAGGTAGTGACTCCCACCACTGGTAGGCGAAACTTACAGAAAATTCTTCAATGTTATCTGCACCCCAATCAACCTCAATTGGTGACACATCGGTTGGGAAACAACCCACCAACTTATAAACCTTGATAGGAGCACCGATCTTACTATACTGTGTGATATAAGCATCCTGTTGATAACCACCGTCGCCTGGTAGTAGAGCAGGTAGACGAAGATTAGAAACGTGTGAATTGATGCCAGACATCCATCTTTCAAAGGCGTTACGAAGATTGAAGTCTTCGTCCTGAATGACTGTGAATGACCAGTCAGGAAATGATCTATTACCTGCTAGTTTGATTTCACGGCCAAAGTAGTTTACGCCGATTGAAGAAATGGTATCACCTGGTAGAGAAGATGATCTTGCTCTAAAGGTAACCTGTTGCTGGGCGGTACCGAAGGCACCTGGTGCGGTGCCTCCTGTAACTGCTGCTAGAGGGAAAGTTAGCTGAACATCGAACAGTGACGCACGGGCACCGTCTGTTAGCATACTTGCTCTGAATTGTTGAACATTAAAAGCCATTTAAGTTTTCTCCTTTGCTATTATTTATTAGAATTTACCGATAACTTCGGAGAAAGCAACACCAGTTCTAACTGCAACAAAGTTAAGCTGGATGAAGTTAATGCTTCTTGCAGGCTTGATATAAATGTCTCCGATGAACTCATTTCTATCAACAACCTCAGGTGTGTTATTAGTTTCATCGCAAACTACACGGAAGTCGAAAATACCACGACGACCCTTAACATCTCTTAGATATGGTTCTACAAGTGCAACGAACTGGGCTCTTGTAAACTCATCATTGAACTCGAATAGTGAATACTTGGCAGCCTTAGAGATTGCCTTTTCGAGAACGATGAATAGACGACGGACGTTAATGCGATCAAATGCTGATGGCTTCGAAAGCATTGTCTTGTCACCATATAGAACAACACCTTCACCACGGAAATTAACAACAGGGTTAATGCCGTTCTTATAAAGTGTATCTCTATCATCTTTACCTGGGTTCCAAGCAAGACGAGTAACATTCTTAATCTGACCACGATTGAAACCTGCTGGTGAGAACCAAGGGTCTCTTTCAAAGTCTGTGCGGGCACATAGACCTGCAATGTCACCATTTAGTGGAATCCAACGATAAACGTTGTTATACTTATCGAATTGCTTCTTCCATCCAGAGTCGAATACGACATATGAAGAAGAATTATACATATTTCTCTTGGCAACAATATCTGTTGCTTCTGATCCTGCATTATCGACAACATCTTCCATATCAGGTGAGATGAATACAACAACGTCTCGGCGGCCTGTATCTGGTGAAGCAGAAGTTCCACCTGCGATATTGTCCACAACGTATTCAGAAACGGTCTGTGAATGAGCACCAGTCATAATTAGTGAAATGTCCCATTCTTCTGGGTCTTTGAATAGGTCATAACCGGCAGTAAGGTCGGCATCTCTTGCGAGAGTTGAACCTAGTGTACCGCCTACCAAAGATGAAGTATAAGAAACTGCACCCTGGGTGTAACTGGTATTTGTTGCTGGTAGACCCCAAGTTGTTGTCTCTGAAACGGCAGAGTTACCATTTGCAGGAATAGCATGATTTAGAATACGGATATACTCTGAACGGTCATTAATCACATTTACGTAATAGTTTGAAGAACCATCATCTGTCTTGGCGTCAGATGCCTTAGAAACGAAGGCGAACTTTTCTAGAACAGTGTTGGCTAGACCAGAAATTGCACCGCCAGTGTCAACCACGATGACGTGCATTTCGTCGTTTGCACCACCTCTTGTAGAAACCCAATTAGAAGTTCCTGGTGTGGTGTCAAATTCTTCTTGATATTCCCAACTGTTGAATGCGGTTGTATTGCTTGAACCAGCATATAGTGAAACTCTAAGACTGTTACCTAGAGTACCAGCATACTTGGCAGCAAACATACCATTTCTTGAGTCTGCGGAAAGATCGAGATAGTTTGTATCGTAATCGTCATTATTTTTAATTAGTAGTGCTGTATTACCACTGGTGGCATTTAATGCTGACTGAACGTTAGCAGCACGAACAAGTTTTAGTGCCTCGGCATATGATAGGTAGTTAGCAGCGGTGAACCATGACTTGAAAGTATTTGCGGTTGGCTTGTGAAAGTAACGAACTAGTTCGAGTTCATTACCAACTGCGTATACTTCATTGATTGGACCCCACTCAAAATCACCGACAAATGCCCCTTCTGTAGTAGATACGGAGGGAATAATGGTCGTCAAGTCGATTTCAGACCATCTTACTCCTGGGGATAGTTGATAGGCCATCTTTTACTCCTTTGTAGGTTGGAATGGTTTTTATTCCATTTCACCTTATTTATTGTTTTGAGACTTTCAGGAACTATAGTCTTCCTGTCCAGTCGTAATTAAGATCATCAAATGGACAGTATCTTTCCCTATCCGCTTTCCATAGATCACCATTCGCATCCTGCTCCACAATATCATCTAAACCATTGTCGATAAATCCGAAGGGCACATTTTCCACATCCTGAAGATATGCCTGTTCTTTCTGAAGGGCATATCGGATATCGTTTGAAACGGTCTCTTTAAATAATTTTTGTGCGGTTAACCATCCAAAATGAACGAGAGTCATGGCCAGGTCGTCATTTGAACCCTCTTCCGCAGCAAAGGTCTTTTTGGTGGCCGAAAATGAAAATAACTCGGTAATAGTATCTTCGTCGTTTAGTATTAGTTTATCACTCTCAATCAGAGTCTTGAGGTTGGCACAACCAATCATCTTTGACTGCGCCGTAATCTTTAGACCAAATGCTAGTTTATTCTTACCGGCAGCAAAGCCACCAGATGCCTGCATACCCTGTTTACCCTTGATCTGGAACTTTAGTAGATTTTCATAGTTTAGTTCATAATGTAGAATGTCGGCGACCTGTAGTCCAATTGAGTTAATCTCGATAAGAACAAATGCTTCATTGTATCTGGTAGCGGCAGAATAGATGACCGCTGGTAGAAGCATCGGACTAATTTCGTTGTTTCTGTATTTAGCGACCTGTCTGTAAGGTATTTCCGTCACATCAAAGATGGAAAATGTGGAATAATCCAGTCCTTGACCTTCTGCTACGTCGGCGCATAGAACATATGTATGCTTTGGAATAGGATCTTCAAAAACATCCATACATTCGTTTTTATAGATTGGATCTTTCCAATGTAGGGCAGCAAGTTTAGCACCATTTATTAGAGTGTTAGATGATCCTAAGAACTCACAACCAAACTCTTGGTCGAACTGTCTCTGGCTAGTGTTTCGGATAGTCTCTGCTGCCCACGCTTCGTCTCTGCCTGGTACCATGGACCAGTGAATCTCAATTGGCACATAGGTGCTAGACTTTTCGACTGCCTTTGTCCACATCTTATAGAACAAGTTCATTCCGTTTGGTGTAGAAACGATGATGACCTTAGAAGTCTTACCAGAAGAAATGGTAGGATATGTTGAGTTGAAAAACACTTCGGCAATGTTATTAGGTACGAACGCAAACTCGTCCAAAAAGATTAGGTTGAACGTGAAACCACGAACAGAGGATCCCGATGTGGAGTCTGCCAGAACTCTTGAACCGTTGGCGAGATAGATAGAACCTTTGTTCCACTCCTTGATGCCTTGCTTGAGAAACATAGGTAGATACTCAAAAGCAAGTTTTAGTTTCTGGAGTAGTTCTCTTGCTGTAGGAGCACGGTTAGCGAGAATGGCAACCACAAAGTTTTTATTGAACAATACTTGATGAAGAATATATGCAACGCTAGTAGTTGACTTACCGACCTGACGAGGCAACTTACAGATAGAGAAACGATTATCGTGGAAAGTTTGGAGCATACGCTCTTGAAAGTCCCACATCTCGAACGGAATCAAACCACGATCAACGTTGATGATCTTGATATACTTTTTGGCAAAATAAACAGGATCATCAGCACACTTTAGAAATTCATCCAATTCGTGCTGCGTAAACGCATGGCGATATTGCTCGTTAGGTAGATTAGGATTATTCTGATAACTAAACGGTGTTCTGGCCATCTTCTCTTTGCTTCTTTATAGCTGACAACAATTCCGCTGCCGATCCTACAAAGACTGCTTGCTCCACATTGATAGACTCCGCATTCTTCTTGCGAGGATCGGAATCAGGACTAGGTTCTTTCAAGTCTTTCTTTTGTTTTTGTAGGGCGTATAGGTCTTTGGACGTTTCGCCAACAGTTTTGATGAGATTAGAAACAACCTCAAAACCTCTCGCACTTTCGTTGTTCCTAGCGATTGCTGTGATTTCATCGATGGCGTCGTTTCCTTTTACGATTAGATTACGAAGTGTCTTTCGCACTAATACATAATCTTCGTCTTCGTCTGGTAAGTCAGATGGAGGCATATACTCCACGACTTCCTGCTTCTTGACTTCAACAGGTTCGTGTGGTATGCCCAAAGCATCTGATAGATTTTTCTCAATACTCATAATTTATACCTGCAATTATAATGTGGATAAATCGCCGTATGCGATCCATGTATTTGACGAAATCTTTACAAGTTTAGCAACGGCATATTGTGAAGATACGTTTAGTCCTGATGCTGAATATATGTTAACATTAGCGGTATTAGGTCTAATAACAGTTTTTCCTGTACCATATTGAATTATCGATGATACTGTTCCAATGTCCGAATTTGGTGAAACATCTTCAAATACTTCCACATAATTGACATTAGACGTATTTGAAACAAGGTATCCGCTAAATGATGTATTAAATTCATCATTGCTTAGAATAACTAAACT